TTATTTTAAAGAATTACTTTCATTTATAGCAATTTGATAACCTTCATCTTTAAGTTTACCAAGAAGCTTCTGTGTAGCAAGGTTAATAATCTCGGTTTTAAATGGAAGTTCAGTAGCAGTATCAGTTACAATATCAAACCTAGTAGGTTGTCTAAGATATGTGATAGCAACATCAGTAATCACAAACGTATCATCCATATCTACTAAAACCCTATTACTTTCTATCGTACATATAGGATGAATGTGTCTATTAAGACGATTGTGATACGTTTGAAGCATATCCCTACGCTGAACATCAGAAACTAAATCCATACCAGCAGATTTGCTCTCTTGTACCTTTGTAACCACTCCGTCAGAAGTGATAACCTCGTATAAGCCCGAATAACGCTTGTAGTCAAATTGTACTAATTTAATAGTATATTTATCTCCAACTACAATTAGCTGTGGCGTATCGAAGTAAAACACTAGTGATTCGGGGTAATACTCGTTATTGTAGCGTTCATAAGTCACATTGTAACCTTTTCGCAGCAATATGGAGAGCATATAGTTAATATATTCAAATAGACCCTCTTTACGATAGATCTTAGCAGGATAATGAAACGTAACGGTATCATTACCAATTTGAATAACGAAATCTTCTATATAACCGGGAATAGTTTTAAATAGCTCACTGATATTAACAACGTAAATCCTAGTAGTAACAGATTCAATTGCTCGATAACGTTTAAACTTATCATATATAACACTTGCATTATAAGAGACGCCATGTAGGTAATTCGCAGGCAAAAAAGCGAAGCCTCTATTACCCTCATTTGCTAGAAGGTAAAGAGGACTTCTATATGTAGTCTTTAGCACCTGCAAATCATCGTAATAACGACCAGTCTCTTCAAAGGCTTTAATCTTTTGCGTAAGCAGTACGTCAATAGCTTCATTAAGAGCAATATCAATATACTGCGGACGAATAGATTCTTGCCTATTAGCATTAATCTGCTGAATCTTATCGTTTACAGCAATATGTGCTTCTTTACAACTACTATACATACTGACACTATTTTATTAGTTTATAACCGAAGCTTTATAAGCAGTGAAAAGTTGCGCTTTATATTCAACATTTTCAGGAGCAGCTAAGAAAGCCATAACACCCTCAATAGAAGAACCAAGAACTACTTCCGGACGCACAGTATCAAAGTAATTATCACCGTCTTTCGTAATGACTTGAGCGGCGAGTAACTTATAGACTTGAGCCATTGCTTCTACATTCTTGTTATCAAACAGAGAAATAAACGCATCTGCATTTGTTTGAGAAAGTTCAGCTACAGCCGTCTGCAAATCTCCATGTTCCATTTTAATAATCTGTAGAGTATCAGCAGGAGCATTACAGATAAGCATATTTCTAATACGTTTATAAGAAGACTCATCACCTGTGAACAACTGAGCCAACTTAGTAGCAGTATTAACAACAGCTTTAGTCTTAGCATCTTTCATACGCTTAACATCTTCAATGCTATGTAAGTAAAACCGAATATTAGTAGATTTCTCAACATCTTCCGGTTTATTAGCAACAGTAGAAGTAAGTAGAGCAAGACGCCAAAGAATATAATCTTGCGGCTTAATAGGAGTCATGTACATATACAGATTCTCTTCATGAACCGCAGTACCTTCACCAAAGAGCATAGCATCAAAGATAGCTTTCTCTAATTTATTCGGAGCAACCTCAGTATTAATACTGTTCTTTTTAGCCCAATCAAGAATAGCATCACGTTTAACAGGATCGTTAAGAGAAAACTCCCAACCAGTTTCAAGCTCATAACCTTGAGCGGGAACTTCAACAGTTGAGTTTTTAAGATGCTTCAAAACGAGGTCTTGAAAGTTTACGTTACGGCTATCAGCAGAAGCTCCAATGATCGTAGGAAGTATAGAAGCCATTTCAGCAGTTTTACTAGATAGAGTAAGAACCGCTTTAATGCTCGGACCGAAAATAGTATTGAAAGCACCAATACTTTTCTGATTCACGACTTGAAACATAGTCGGATTCAGCTTTAACGCTAAGGTTATTTTGCGTGAGTATATCATATAGTTTATACTTTAGTAAGTTTATACTTTACAATAATCGTAATGTACGCTTATTCAAAAATCATTTCAGCCCAGAAAGAAGTAGTACCATTAAGCATATTGATACCTTGTGAAGACATAACCTCATAAGTAGCAATATCCTCTCTAGTAGATAACATCTTACTATAAGCACCCCACTCTTTAGGTAGCGGAGTAATACCTTGATAAACACCGTACAAATATTCACGACCCTCTTCACAAACCAACTGAATATTTGCTTCACCACTCGTGTTATCAATAGAGTGATCCAAGAACACCATCGTATAAGAGGTAACAGGGAAGCCACCATACATACGACCATTCTTACGATCCATTTCGGCACGAGAACCGGTATCAAACAAATCTACAACCTTAACAGAAACGGTAGCTCCGGAATAGTGCTTATACTGATTGAAGTATGCACCATAAGAAAGGATACCACCACGACTTTGAATCTCCTCAGAACCTAACTTATCAAAGTAACCATTTCCGATAGCTTCATTCTTAATACACTGTTGGAACATTTTAGAACCACCTTTACCGGTATAAAGAACGATATTTTTGTTACTCAAATCAATATCGTTACGAACTTCAAAGATACGAGAAAGAATCATATCAATAAGCTCGATAGTCATGAATGAGTATTCGAAGTAGTTACCAAATGCGATAAGAATATCACGAACACCAGCACCACGAGGAATAGGTTTATTTGAATGTTTTTCTTGATTGTGAATAACACCGTTAATATCACGGTTGTAAGCAGAGAACCACAAATCCTCTTCTAACAAACGTCTACGCATGAACTCGAACTGACGCATTTCATAAGGCATCCAAAGAGTACCTTTAGAACCATCATCATAATCAAGTTCAAACTCGGTTACGATATTAGCAATGTTACCGGTAATAATTTTGGAGAATCTATGGAAACCAAATTGGTTAGTCATTTCACTCCAAGATTCAGCAGTAGAACGAGAACCAGTAGATAATTCACCGGCAATCGTAGGAGCACCCATACCCCAATATTTACCTCTCTCAAAATTGCTGAGATCAATAAACTCATCAGGATTACCACCAAGGATAATCATTTCATAGATATATCCACCGGAAGCAGTCTGCTCACCATCGGTCTGCATACGAACCATGTGCTTTCCGTCAGGAGTAATAGCAGAATACTGATAAGGAATCCAGTTATCTTGGAACTCCGCTTTGAAAGACATAAACCCTTTACCGGGGGTTTGAGTAGGCGTAATCAAACGCACAATCGGGGAAGTGACAGTAGGTTTCCCCATAATCTTCCACTTATACTGAGTATCACCAGCATTAATAGGTTTCTTACGAGAGATATTCCCTTGACCTTCTGTAAGAGAAAGAAGAGGGAATTGATTACTGTTCCTACCCCAAAGATAAGTAAGAGACTTATTCAAATCGACAGCACCAAGAACATTAAAGTTCAATAGCATATCGGCATCAGAGTAAACCTCTTTGGAATACTGTTTTTTTCCAATTTCTCTAAGCATAGTTACGATAATTATTTATTTGAATCAATAATACCACCCGGAACAATAGGACGTCTATTAGGATTAACTTTAGTACCGCCACCTTGAGTGGATACCTTAACTTTAGGTTTACCACTAGAAGTAATGTTCAAACGACGAACAGCTTCTTGTCGTATAGATGCAGCAGCTAACTGACTAATATCAGCACCTAACAAGTTACGAAGTGCTACCATAGCGAACGTTTCATTATCAGCAAGCATATCAAAAACATCTTTCTGAGCTTGCGTATAGAAATCACCATTAACTTCAACAACAGGAGCTGTTAAATACTTGACAATATCTTTACGAGAAAGAATTTGCTCTTTACCATTAACAGTTCTTTTAACGCCTGCTGTTGGAATTGCAAGACCTCCGATAGTACCTTTATTAACGATCTTATCGTATAAAGAATCAGGAATGTTAAGCACTTTAGCTTTACCATTCTCATCATAGGTAATACCGTAGGCTTTATCAAGAGCCTCTTGAGCAGCTTGATATTCGGCTTCTTGCCTAGCATTTGCGGCTTCAATCTCACGTCTCTGAGCATTAGCAAGATAATCAAGACTTTCTTTAGCAGTTTCAGCTAATACTTTATCAGCTTTAGAAAAACGAATAATACGTTCGATTTGAGCATCAGAAGTACCTTTGCGTTTTTCAGCAGAACGAATAACAGCTTCTAACTGATCATCTGATTTATCTTCAAGGGTCATTGTAGTCCAATCAACATGATTAGCAAAACCCTCAAGAGAACCATACGTTTGTTTGTAAAGAGCAGCTTGATAAATATCCGGATTAGTACGGAAGAAATTGTTGATAGCTTCACTTTCAGCTTGACGTTTAGCAAGCTCTGCAATATCAGCATCACGTTGAGCAAGACCTTCAACAGTCATTTCGTATTGCTTAGGAGTACCATCAGCATTTACCGGAGTTAACCCCGAAATAGCAGAAATAGCAGAAACATCTATAGTTTCCTCTTGAGTTTCAGCAGCAGCAAACTCATCTAACTGAGCTTTAGTGTAAACAATCTCTCCGTCTTTAACGGCATTACCGTCAGCATCAAGATCATACTCAACATCACCGTCATCGGTAGTAAGAACAATCTTAGTAGGAGTTTCAGTTTCAGTTTCAGTTTTTTGAGTAGCAGTTTTAGCAGCTTCTTCTTCAGCTTTACGTTTAGCTTCTTCTTCTTCTGCTTTCTTACGTTCTTCTTCTGCTTTAGCAGCTTCTTCTGCTTCTTTAGCAGCTTTAGCAGCTTGTTCAGCAGCTATCTCTTCCGCAGTTTTAGTAGTATTACTATCAGTAACACCACCGGGAACAATAGGATTTGGCATAATGTTTTATCTTTTATAAATTAAGTTATAACAGTGACAAATGTAATAATAATATATGTATTAAAAATGGCATTAGAAATATTATTAGAAACAGCATTAGTACCGCCTATCACACGGCTCTCTGAAATTCCAATTAATTTATGCCATTTTAAGGCTTAAATGAAGACCTCTGACGAACCCAAATTCCAATCGATATAGTTGTTCAATTCAACAAAAATAAGAGCCTACATTAAGACTTTCGTGGCTTATTGGCGTTAATACGATTCATGCGCTTTTGCTCCTCAAACTTGGCACGTTCCAGATTAACTCTATCAATATCTAAGTTTAACTTAGTCATTTTAAGATAATCGTCAAGAGTACCACTATTAGATTCATCTTCACTAATATAATCATTACCATTCTTATCTACTTGAAGCTTAGCATCAGTAATAATAATATTAGTAAGATTAGTATCAGCAGCAATAGCTTCTTTAGAATCGCGATCAAGTTGAGCTTGTTCAGCTTCAAATTTACGTTGGGCTTCTGCATTAGCAGCACGAGTTTGTTCAATCTCAGCATCCCACTTCTTCTGAATCTCTTCTTTTTGAAGTTCAAATTGACGTTGAGCTTCGGCAGCTTCTTTAATATATTTGCGTAAAGAAGCAACGTTATGATTACAAACAGCCTCAGCAGCTACATCGTAATTTCCATTTTGAGCAGCACCAAAAGCAATTTCCTCAAGCTTACGTACTTGTTCATTAAGTTCAGCAGAGTTACCAACAAAGATACCTAAATTAGAATTAACAAAGTCAGTACCATTTACACGAACTTGAACAATCTCATTGGTATTAGGATCTACATAAGAACCTTCATAGCCATCAATCCAAGCAATTTTAGCAGCATCAAGATTAGCCATCATATCACGAGAGCGGAAGCAATCAAAGATTTTAAGTGACCACACAGATCCCATTAGAGCCTGATTAAGTCCCATTTCAGTGACAGCTTTACCGGCACGAGCTTGAATATCTCCTGCACGCTGATCGTTCATATTAGCAAGTTCATACGCTTCTTGCTTAATAGACTGTTTAATTTGATTAATAGTCGTAAGATAATTAATCATTGTAGTATTAGCAATCTCTTTAATAGCTTGAAGTGATGCTTGTTGTTTAGCTATTTCACTATCATCAAATACAAGAGTACCATCTCGATTAGCTGCATCAAGACGCTCTTCCATAGTCATATCTTTAGTATCAGCTAAGAAACTTTCAGGTATCAATAGCCATGACCGGAATTTACTAATAGTACGTTCCTCAACTAAAGTATAAAGACGATAAAGAGCAAGATAAGGTAATAAGCGATAAGGAATAGGTTTAGGATTATTAAGAAGCATCAAACGACTTAAACCATTATAAGGTAACTTACAATGATTAAGATTATTCACTTCTTCACGTTGAACAATAATAGGTTGAGCTTTAGTATATACACCCCAATCTTTATCACCAAAACGATAAGCTTCCCAACATTGAAGAACCCAAGTATATTCAATATCAATATCACCAAGAGTAGTATCTAAGACATAATCTTCATCAACAATCTTTTGCTCAATCTCACCATAAGCATTGGTATAAGTAAGAACACCACGCTTCATAGGAACCTTAAAAACACAATGACGAGCTTTGAGGACCCCGGTAGAGGGCAAGGAGTGATACGGAGCAGCATTCTGCGCATCAATCGTAGGATTAAAAGCAATCTCACGAGAACGAAGCATAACAGGAGTAACTGTATATTCACCCGTACTTTCATGATTATGAATTATATCTTTAATGTAAGCAATATCTCTTTTAGAAAGAACTTCTTGATATTCACCAATTATATCATTGATGTTAATATCAAACTCTCGCATCCCATAATCATCATCTTCAACAAAAAGATTACCACTATCAATTCGATAATACTCAAGAGGAGAAATAATTTCAAAAATAACATCATTGTATCTTACATCACGATAAGAATAAACACTTTCAGTACAGAACCAATAATAGAAAGCTTGAATATATTTCTCATTAGCTTTAATAAGGGAATTAAGAAGATTAAGAGTTTTCTGACCACGATCAGCTTCTTCATCAATCCAATCCTTAGCAGCTTGTTTCATAAAGTCTTCAGCAGATGGAAGATCTTTAGAAGGCTCACCGGTTTGAACACCGTTAGCATTCATGATGTTTATAAATTGCTGACGAAGAAGACCATCAAGAGCAACACGAAGATCAGCATTACGTCTAGTGACAACATCAATATCAGCATTATAAACTTGGTAGTTATTATAGGTGTTAATGAACTCTCCTATATATTTCTCTTTAATAGGAGTAATAAAATCAACATCTCTAATCTTACCGGGCAAATCTTCTTTTCTACCATTAACGGAGTTGTAGGTCGCCATTACATACTTGTAAGTAGATTCATCTACAATCCCATTCGCAGCGTCAAGAAAGGCTTTAATATCTGCTTTATCATTATTAGAATGAGCAGTAGCAATAACCCAATCACACATAGCCTTAGTCCAAACAGCTCCACGCTTAGTAGCTTCCGAAGCAAAAACATCAGGCTTTTCTAAAGAATTAGGAATCTTAGAAGCATCCATTTAACGACGATTTAAACGATTTGCAATACGTCTGTCATTATTCTCTGTATTACCTTCAACAAGACGCTTAGTATTTAAAGAGTCTGCAAGAAAGACATACATAGCAACAATAGCAGCACTAATATGGTCGAAGTTACCCTCAGCAGTAAATCTCTGACACTCTAGAAGCAATCGAACACTACTAATAGACTTAAGTCTACGAATAGGTTTACCATCAGCAGTATATGAAAGAGGTTCATAAATAAACTCCTTTAGCATACGAAGACCATTATATTTCTTATCACCATCACCAATTACAATGCCATAATCATTATTGTTAGGATTAGTCAATTTACGAGTATTGGCATTGGTTGGGTCAAGCATTAAGTAACGTCTAAGTTTATATTTAATGAAGTTAGAAACAGTCTCACCAGTACCAGCTTCTGGACAACATTCAGCATTATACATAAGACACATACCCATAGTGACTATATCATTTTGCTCCATTGTGTCCAAACGTCCTATATATTCGCATACAAGCAGTTTTTGATTTGGATATGGAGTAATAGTATTACTACGCATCCATACTTGTGCAGAATAAAGAGAATGTTTATCTGTTACGTCTTTTTGAGCCTTATCTACCTTATACGCATCCACACTAACAAAATATAAATCTTTAGGCACTTCACCATTTACTAAGAACGGACGATAGTACATTCTAACACAACCGTGAGTATCATCACGAGAACCATGCGGAACTTGATTAACAAACTCATGGAATCTACCTTTACCAAATATATCACGTTTAATACATTCAGCTTTTGGTATAAATTCAGCTTTATTAGAATTACCTAAATCATTAACGACAATCCAACCATCTTGAAAGAATCTAGTAGCATTATCATTAATTAAATCTGAAACGTGTAGATTAAGTTCAGGAGAAGCGAACATATTCTCTGTTGTATTAATGAACGCTTCGGCAGGAGTATTAGCACGTTGGGCTTTATAGATTATATGAGTTTCACTATCATTATTATGAAAGTGATTCTCTTTATCTTGTTTATCCCAAGCATAAGCAGTGAATATAATTGAATTACCACGTTCAACATAAGGTTCACAATCCCATACTTGTGGAAAGAAGAAACCACATACTTCATGACGTTTATTAATATCCCAAACGTTTTCCATGCAAAGCATCTTATTCATTTTGGGATTATAAAAGGCTTTACTAAATGCAGCCCAGTTAGCACCTTTAGTACCACCAGTACCATAAACACGAATAGTACCAACAGATATAGCACCAGATTCTGTATTAGATAAAGTAACGTCAAGAGCTTTTTGGAGATTAGGAAACTTACCTGCTTCTTCAAAGTCAATCTCAATAGCTTTCTTACCTACAGCAGCGGATTCATTTTTACCACAAGCAACGCTATAAAGATTAGACATCCAACCAAAATTTTTAAGACCTTTAGTAGATACACGATAACCTAGAAGTATATCATCAATAGCCTCAGAAATATAACCACGACGCCAAAATGTATGTTCCTCAAAATGGTCAAGACATTTCTTAGCCATAAATGTAGTAGCACCTTTATCTGTAAGATAAGCTAATTGGTCAGCAGCAAGAGTCACTGTAACATTTGGAAATAAATTAATTGTATTTGCAGCTTGACTACCACGTTTATATGAGAAACCTTTACGACGAGCTTTAGCCTTAGTAAGATGAAACTTATTATTAGCTATAAATTCATCTATTTTAAAGTTCCAATAATCACCATCCCAATAACGAGGAAAACCCATAACAGTCTCAACGTGTTCAGCACCTTCACGTTTAAGTCTTGCACGTTCTTTATCATTAGGTGTACGTTCAATACGACCATAATTAAGATAAGTATAATGCGCACCGGTTATACGTAAAGGTTGAAGTAAACTTTCACGTTCCTCATCAGTAGTATTAGCATCAAAGAACTTAGGAATATCTTTATAATAAAGTTTAGCTTTAATAAAAACACCTTTCTTACGCCTAGATGTTTCTCTTTGCCAAAATGATTCATAAGCCGGAGTACTAGGGTCATAATCACAATACGTACCATATTCATCAAAAGTATCAGCAGCTTTAGAAAGTCTTTCTATATTAATAACAATGAAATCAATATTCATAAGAATACCACCAGAGTTACCAATAAGAAAATCATTATCCGGATCATATAAAGGTTTATTAGTAATATAACTAATACCCTCGGATGCTTTCGGATATTTACTTTTATCTTCACAAAGATAATCTATAAAAGGAATATCTCCACGTTTATAGTCCCACTTATTCTCAGGAGCAGCATTGATGCCATCACAGCTATTTTTCCAATAAGCATGAATAAACATAAAGTTATCAATAGCATCTTGTGAAAACTCATATTTACTATTCATAGCTTAATCAATCATATCTATTCCACCACCAACACCATTATCTATATTGTTATGCACATCCATTGAAGCAGCAAGCTCTTTACCACCACGAACAATAGTTTTCTTGAGTTTAGACTTAACGTAATTATCTTCCGCTTCTTTAAGTTCAGCAATAAGTTTAGGCAAGTCTTTACCCATCTTCGTAATCTCACGCATATAACCGAGCATACCACCGATCTCCTCTTTAGTAAAAGAGTCTTTCTTTAGGTCATTACGAAGATTCTTATTCATAACAGCCATAAGATCTTTACCAGCTTGAAGAGCATTAACAGTTTCAAAGAACATCTGTCCAACATAATTGATATTATGCTCAACAAGCCAATTGATAGCTTCAATCATATCTTTAGTTGGTCTAAAGTCTAAATTAAGTTGAGCAACTTCAATAGCATAATCAAAAGCCTTTTGATCTTTTAAACCATTACGATGAATATATCCGTCTTCATCAGCATAACAATCAATAAACTTAAATATTTTATACATAAGCTCTCTATCATTGTGCCAATCATTATAAATAGTAGCAAGAATAGGAACTTTAAGAATTTGCTCTACATTCAGAATAAGTTTAGAGCCTTCAACTAACCATACGTGTAATGCCATAACCAATAATTTTATCTGTTTTATTACGAGCAACAAAAAAGCCCGTACCAACTTAATGATACGGGCAAATATAAGAATTACTTCTTAAATACAAAATACAATAATAATAAAATAAAATCTTTATAATAACTATTACTTTACCATATATTATTAGTAACTAAATTAATAGTTTCAGTTCCCACCATCGATACAATAATATATTCCTCTTTATCATCAGCACTACTATAAACATCACAGTTGACACTTAATGCTTTATTACCGGAACTTTAATTAGGAGTAATAGTTACAAATGATTTTTTCATATTTATTTGATTTTATATTTTAACTATCATGATAAACAGCTTTCCAAACAAAATTAATAAATTGAATTATTTTATTATTTGTAAGCAAAATGGCAATATTTAGTCTATTATTCAATGCAGAATTAATATTAATAATTTCAGTATTACCGATAGTAATTCCACCAGCAATATTCAAATCAAATACATTTTTACCTAATTCGCTATAAACATCAACAGTTAATTCTTTTTTAGGAGTATATATTGTATTTCCACTAGCATTTTCTAAAAATGCAACAACCTTTTCACCTTTATAATAAGAAGGTATTTTTTCATTAACTTTAATCCGTAAAAATGAATAACAATTTCCACCAAAAAGATCCATTTCTTGAATAGGTGTGGGAAATATAAATCTTCCAATTTGAGAGCTAGTCATTGATACTTTAATATCTGCCCTTATACCAAAACATTTAATACTTCCTAAAGTTCCATCAGAATAATATAAACCACCTGCAATTTCTATACTTCCAAAATTTGAGGCGTTTTGAACAATAGTCATTGTTTTATTAACCCCACCCCCAGATACAGTTAAAATAGTAGATCTTTCATTTCCACTATTTTGTCCACAAACAACATCAAAAGAACCATTATTAGTTCCAGAATCATTTGCAACTTCAACAAAATCTTTATTCATATCTTTAGTTTTACTTATTTATCAATAAAAGATTCAAATTGTTTCATAAATAAATTGATTTGAGTAGCATAAGCATCTACAACATATTCAATATCATTCGCATAATCTTCATTAGCTTGAAAGAATAAACAGTGAACATACTCATGCCAAAACGTTTGAGTTCTTATAGAACTAGGAATATCTTTACTTCTATCTCTAAGGATAATATAGATTAAACCAAGAACGTGATCAGAAACTCCATATTGTATTCCTTTAGTAGATCGATAAGAAACCTCAGCCATATTATAAGCTCTATAGATAATTGAACCAACCTTAAAACTCTTAGGATAATCAGTATTATATTCCCAATCAAAAGTAGAATCATCCCACCAATGAGTAAATAAGAAACTCAAATGAGCCATTGCAATATCATCAAGATGAGCTTTTTTGCTATTTGGAAATTCGGCATTTAAATTAAGCTCATAAGCAACAATAATAAAGAATGCTCTAACAAGTTCTCTAAGAGATGCAGTTGAATCTAAATCATCATTGATTTGTATGATACGTTTATCAAAATCAATTTCAGTAGTTTTGACATCAGCGTGTTTAGCTATATAATCAAAAGAACCAATCTTAAAACTGACAGATGTTACTTTCTCATTTAAATCAGTAGGAAGAAAAGGATTAAGAAAAACTGTTTTCATATTAGAATCAATAAAGTTAGAAATATAACATTAAGACCAATAGAAACACCACCGATCTTAGCCCACTTAGCAGAACGACGCATATACTTCTTAAGATCTTTAATCATATCTTTATTACTCTTTTCTAGTTCAACAATAGATTGCTTATAAACGTTCGCTTGATTCGTAAGAGTATAAAGAGTATGTTTCAAACCATCAATAAGAGTATCTTGCTTAACAATAATGCTCTTTAAAGATTTACATAAAGCTGCATCATATTCACCTTGTTTAAGAAGAATTGCAATTTTACGATTATCTTCAAGAGTATATGTAATAACAGTATCTTTAGAGACCTTCAATTCTCTGCCGTATATATCGAGCAATGCTATCATCAGAAACAACATAAACATCAGAGAAGTTCTTAATATCTGTTTCATATTTAATTATAGTTTTATTTGTATTAGCTTTGAGACTATCTATAAGACGTTCTTGTTTTATAGCGTAATTCTCCAAAGCAGAAATAACCCTACCAAGAGAATCCAAAGTATGATAAGGAATATCAGTTGTCGATATTCGTTCTTCTTCATTACATTGAATAATATTAGTAAAACATAGAGCTAAAAAAAGGAGTGCTATCAACACCCCTTTAAAATCTATTTTCATAATTTGAACTCTTTAATATTAGTAAGAGTATAAGTAAAAGAATTACCATATAAATCTTTAGCCTTATTTACCAATGGCATAAATTTATCTTCATAATCTCTAACAGATTCAAAAACTTGACAACCAGCAGAATAAAGACCGATAGTACGAATAATTTTCCACTTAGAAGCACGATGTATATTAATACCAGCCATCTCGTAACTAATACGACCAGATAAATCAAGTTTATTATCTCGATTATTGTCACGATAAAGTGGAAGAGGTTTAACTTGAACAAGCGCAGGATAATCGCCTTTATGTTTTCCAACTTTAAATGCACCTCTGAATTGACCTTCTTTTAGAATAGCACAACCTTTAGAATTTATAGGTTTAATCAAATTCAAATCAGAAGGATCAGTAGTTATTGAAAACCAATCATAAGTCCATTTACCATTCATCTTAGGATTAGCATCATTAGCTTTGTAGAATACGAGAAGAAGATCATTAAATGTACCTGTATCAACAGTATTACATCTAATACCCCAAATGTTCAGATTGTAGTTACCTTTATCAAAGATAGCAAAGTCATGAACTTTAGCAATCTTACGAAGAACGTCAATATTAGTCTTAGCTATGACGTCATCATAAGTAATTAAAGCATTCGTTAATTCACTCATAGTTTACTTGATATTATAATTAAACAAATTGATATTTGCTTTACGTTCTTTATTTAATTGAGCAAGTCTATAATCACAAATGGCTTTAACCTCAGCTTTAAGGTATTTAATATCAACAAAAGTAACAACCTCTTCATGTGGCATATCGTCAGGAATCAAAGGATTCTCAATAGTCCTAATATGACAAAGCATATTACCAAGACATTTAAAGCCCCATTGTTCAATCAGATAATCATACATACTTAATTGAAGAGAATAATGAATACCAGTAGAATCCTGTAAATGATTTATAGGAAACAACATAGTCTCATTAGTAACAATGTACTTATCTAAGTCAATAGTACCATCTGCTTTCTTAGCCCAATATCCACCTTCAAATCGAATAGGTGCTTTATTAGTTTTCCAATCAAGAATAAAGAACTCATCACCTTTAACGAATAGAATATCAACAAGACCTGAAATCAAATACTCTGGATGATAAACACCAATCTCAGCATAGATCTCAAATCCCATAGAAGTCATATCCTTAATAAACTCGTAAATTTGAGGATACCTATCAGCAATACCAACAACTCGAAAATAATCGAGATCAAGTCTGCCATAACTATAAGTTCTTATAATATCATCTACTGTATAAATACGACCATCAATAAAACCATTCGCATTTAAATAGTAGTTGTTACATCTTTTCACGCATTGTTCTAGGAAATTATGTTTTTCAGTTCCCTTAGCACAAGCCTTTTCAGTTTCAATCTTCCATTCAGCAAGAATCTGTTTAACAGTCTTACCTCTATATCGAATATATTTACTATAATTTCTATGAGTAGGAGGAACAGGACGACTACCAATATTAGCACAAGCTTCAGCAATAGCTTTCCAATCCTTTTGTTCTACAAACTTACCAATAATAGTAGTAGTAGATATATACTCTCTATCAAGCGCGTCAGTATATTTATGCTTTTCCTCGTCGAAGAAGATCGGCAAGTCTCTGGGTATAATCTGCGTCATAAGCTGCTTTATCAGTAAGTTTAAGGAATAGCTTCTTTCGTAATCGTTCATAGAACGCTTTGTGACGTTCTTTCATATATTCATGTGGTAAAGAAGTCATCTTATTAAAATCAAAACCACATTCAGCATAAATATCGTAAGTTTCAGGATGAATCCAATGTTTACCAAAGGAAGGTATTTCAATCTCTCTATCCACACGTTGCATTGCAGTAAGAATAGACATCCACTGACTATCTGCAATATCATTTAAAAAACGTTCAAAATCTTCTTTATTACGAATAAATGTAAGAAAGTCTCTACACCAAATCTGTTCGGGAGTATAACGTTCAATAAAATGACGACCTTTTTTGGTCTTATAATACATCTTAGTAGGTTCCTTTCTTTTACGATCTACAACTGCAACCATTCTCTCATAAAGTCTCGTGACTTGAAGAGGAAATAACCTAGCACCTTTAGCCATAACAGAATTGGATTAATAAATCACACCACCAATTTGATTAAGAGAAATAAGATTACATTCCCAAAATTCAACTTTACCATCTTCACCAACAATAAGCTTACTACGATCTTTAAGACCCGGACGATTTTCGACAACTCTAAAGTTATCATCACCACCAAGAACATCAATAAGCTTTTTGTCAAGATTTTTAATCTTATGACTTAGAGGTACACCTTTGCCACCATAAGACATATCAAGAACAACTTCACGTCCAAGCATATCCGGCGGAACATTGTCAGGAATAGCGATACAATAAGTAGCTTTAGGAACTTCTCTATCAACTTTCATAACATCAGTTACTTCAAGCGGAGACATCTTATATTGATTTGCAATAATAACTCGACCTTCGCCAACCTTAATATTACAAAGAGAATTCGGCGCAACACAAGCTGTTTTAAGATTATTTTTATCAGCTCTAATAGCTTCGATTTTAGTTTGAATTGAATCCATAGTTTAAATAATTTACTTTATAAGATAATCAATATTAATAGGTACAATCTCATAACCTCTACAAAGACCTGCGTCAGTATAAAAGGTAATATTATATAACATTAACGTAGCACTAACTGTAACAGTGTACATAGTAGTAGGTTTAAAAGGAGGACGGTCTTCAAAAGAGCAAATGACAAAAACGGAAAACCTTTATCCAACACGTCCTCAATGTGAAACAAAGTATAAAATGAGAGTAACAGAATTACCATTAGTAAAAATAGGAGTGCCAACAATAGCAAAGATATTTTCAGTTACAGCATTAGTCAGTACTCCCGATTACATTATGAGCAAAAAGACACTCACAAAGATATGAATAAATTGGATATTACAAGGGATTACTTGAATATCTTTTTCTAAACCTTATATTTTTCTGTTTCAAAGGTAGTATTCAATAGAAATCTCAATATCACTAGCGTCTTCACCCGGATTTGCAGCCACGCACGCAGTGCCTTGTTCTTCTAAATGCTTCGAATCAATATGCAAAAGCATTTGCAGTACCACCACGTTCACACCTTTGTCTATATACACGCACGCACGTGTGCGCTATGCAGAGCTTTGCGATATATATAAGGATATATATAAAGATTACCAAAGGTAATATCAATGACAGTATTACTACTTCAAATTCGTCCGTCCGTAATATGTATTTTAATTATATTCAAATAAACCTCTTATCACCCACCAATACTCACCTACTCATATCCCCTCTTATTACCCCCTATAGTCCCCCTCTTTTCTCCCCTTTTCTCTCCCTCTCTTTTCCTCCCTCTTCTCTCCTTTACAAAGCACCCCGAAGCTACTTAAAGTAGCTTTAAATATAATAGTATTACCTTTAGTAAGTATATGCCCTTCTAAGTTCCTTTAAGTATCTTTAGTAATACTTAGAGTAACATTAAGTAAACTTAGAGTATATATAGGAGTTCCACCCCGCTCAATGCAAAATGTAACAAAGCTACGAAAAGCATCTGTAATACTTATAGTAACAATACTATCTTGAATAGCTTTGCAACTACCAACTCTCGGAGCTTTGTAACGATCAGCAGACCCCAGTAGGGAAGAAGGACTGGTGACGCGCGGAACATCCGCATCATCACCCGTATTATCAGAGTTAGTATAAGCATTTTCAATGTATTTTGAATAAGCATGAGTAAGATTCATAAGTTTTGCAGTGGTAGAAATATCTTTAGTAATATTAGAATAACCATGAGTAATAGCAAAATGTTGCTCCCTTCCACACCTATTTCCCTACTGGGGATTACAAGGCTCATCAAAGCTATTATAAATACTGGTAGTATTAATACTATTACTACTTAGAGTAACTCTGATATTACTTGTAATATTATCTGTAATAGAATCAACGTTACCACATTTCGGCTTACATTTTTGGCAAATTATACACTGAATTTTGATAATGCTTATGCTGATTGTCTTAATGTTACTCTAATTAATTTTAAAGCTAATGCAGATTGTATTAAGTATGCTTTTAGTGTTACTCAAATTACTTTGAATATCAATAGAGCTTCTTATTCAATTCGCATTGCAAACTCTAATACTCGGATTTGTACACAGAGCGATTTAAGTGCTTATTCTAATTCTTTTGATATTGCAATTACTTAAAATACTTTGAATATAATCGGGGCTGCCAATTTAATTCATTTTGCAACTTTTATTATACAGGTTTGTCTTTATCAATCTTCTATTATTAATTCTAAAACACTTTCTATTATCATTGTTGTTCAATTTTCTATTGGCTTTAATGACACTGCTTCTCATCTATAGGTCTGGTGTAAAAGTTTGTGTATGGGAACTTATTTTATTGCAATTTATTGTGGATATTCTCTAGATTTTATTATTGGTTATTTTAAGACTTTTAGTAATGCAATTTTTAATTTTGATTCTTATGGAATTTCTATTGATTTTAGTGACGATAATTCTAAGACTTCTGTTAGCTCTATTGCATGGTTTATTCTCATGATTCTTTTATTGCAAATTCTAAAACATTTTCTATTGTTATTACAATTATTAATTCTAAAACTTTTAGTAACAGTGTTTATAGCTTAAACTCTTATAGTGTTTCTGTTGGTTTTGGTTTTGACAATTCTAAGGCTTTTGATGATGGTTGTTTTAATAGCTTTGAAGACGGTGTCATTAGTTATGATTTTAATATCATTGTCATAGAGGTTTAATAATACTATTTCTTAGGTTTTAGTAATGTAATTTATAGCTTTAATTCTTATAGTATTTCTATTGGTTTTAGTTTTAATAGTTTTGAAGTTTCTAATGATGATTGTTTTAGTATTTTTGAAAATGGTGTTGCTGAACTTTAGGTCGGGCGTGAAAGTCTGTGTACGGGGACCTCCTTATACGACAGCACCCCCTTGTAATGCTTGGGGGAATGCCCCCGTCGATGATTCATGAGGAATGATTTTCCGAATTGGAACTGCAATTTTCCATAGAGATGTTGCAGTTACAATTTCTATTACCTCACGACTATCTCCGCTTGATAGCATAGATTTAATTAAAATAAATATTAATTTTGAACCTCACGATGCTAAGGTGAATCGTATCTATCTTATGAATACAATAATTAATGCTCCTGAAGTTAAGAAAATGAGTGCAATTGTGTTGAATGCAATTGCTGTTCTTAAAGACACTGAGGATTATCAAGATCGTTATCTGATTGATTGCAATGATCTAGAAGGTAATACTATTGAACGCTTGTTTATTGGTAAGAAGATCTTTGATAAGATTGATGGTCTTGTTGGTAAGATTATTGATGTAGTCTATAAAGATTGCATAGCTGATGTTACTCAGTATATTGATGATGAGGACATCAATGAAGAAGTGAAATTTCACACGACTACACACAAGCAAGTAGTTGATGTTGTTAAGACTAATGATATTAACTTGTTGATTGCTTGTGCTAAGCATGGTATTAAGGATATGTATAATGAATTAAAAGAGTTAAACAAATGAGAGTATTAAAGACGTTATTGAAGTGCATCATCATATTGGTGGTGCTCTTCTTATTATCAGCTGCTGAGAGTTTAGCTGATTGGTTTGCATCTAATATTAATGGTGAAGTGTTCATTGGATTTCTATTAGGAGTTGTAATTGCAATTACTATTGCATCTATTATTAAACCTGATAAATTTGATTAAGCTATGAGTGATTACTATGAAGTTAATGGTGAAGATTCTATCGAGATTAATCCTTTTACTGAGGCATTATTAGATGAATTAGAATCTTAATGTGTTAAGAGTAGTGCTATTAGTGCTACTCTTATTTTTTTTAGACCCTACAAACTCCGTCTAATCAACACGACTAAACCCCTTATTGTAATTGGCGGTCGTGGTGATCGTCCTAGAAATTCTAATACTTAAAGTTATGGCAGACGAATTAAAGAATCCAGTGAGACGTTCAGTTATCGGTGAAATTATCTCTATTAAAGAGATTAACAAAGACGACTTTAAAGAAGGTAAATTTCGGCATAATTGTCGGATTGTTCGTGTTGATCCTCTGAATGGTGCTCCACTTGTTGATGTTTACATCACTAATGATCAGTATGATAAATACGGTCTTAATGCGATTGTATTCGCAGGTAATGTTGTGAACTTTAGCATTGATGAGAACATCGCAGGTGAGACCGGTTATATCGACCCTGATACCGAAGAATGGACGTATCACGAGAAAACATTCAACAGCTTTGCAGGTGCTGACAATGTTGGTAGCTTAGGTCTTATCGGTGTATTCGGTAAACTTGGTGTTGGTGCGGATATTGTTTCTGGCTTCATCAAGAACATCGAGACAGCTCGTAAGCAACGTGAAGCTGTTGTTAAACCTAAAGTGGTTGAAGCTGTTGCTACTGAACAAGCAGAAGAAGCTGCGTAAATTCCGTGAGGTGGTGCTGAGTATACTCTCAGTGCTGCCTCTTCTTTTTGTTACTTAATTAATCCGACTAATGATCATGAAATTACACGTTATTTATAAAGGTCAAACTGTTGATATTTCTTATGATTTACTTTACATCGATACTGATGAAGTGAACATACGATTCTTTAATTCAAATGCACAGAGTTGTAAATTTTTAACACAATATCTTGAAGCTAATCGTCTTGATTACGTTCTTAAAGATAGAGAAGACTATAAGGAGATTGTCACACTTCCGGATATATTTGCACTTACTCTAAGTACAAAAGGTGCATATCATTCTCCAGTTGTTAAAGATAATCTCTATGATGCTATTATTAAACGCAGTAATGACATCGAGTTAGCTCATAATGCTATTAGAGAATTTAAGCGTAATGTTAAGATAATTGATGCTAAGCTTGCTGATATGCAAGATGATTTAAGTAAATCTGAATATGCTCGAAGCATTGATAATATTACTAAAGAAATACTTGAATTTAAACGCTGTAAACAGCTTGAAGCCTTAGCATTAGCAGAAGAACATCTTGATGTTTCACGTGAAACAATGCCGACAGTTGAGACGCTGGAAGTGGCTTACGAAGTATCGACGTTGTTCAAACTTGAAGACTTTGTGAAGCTTCTATATATTTACAGGTATTTGAAAGATCAATCGAAATTGTCTAAGAAATATCAGAAGGTATATGATGTATTAGACAAATTGGAGAAGTATATGTACCCGGAATATGTTAAAGAAGTTGAAGCATTAGGACAGAATTTATTTGCTGAATTGCAAGAGAAAGCTGCGAAATGGGCGGAGAATGAACCGAATATTAGTGAGTGGATACGGGAGAAATGTAGACAGTTTGGATTTGAGGTTGAGAGTGAGAATGAGGAGTAGAAATAGCGTTTGTAGCAGCATCTTCAACTTCAATAGAAATACCGTCTTCAAAAACGTCTTCTCACGCGCCTCTCCGACTTCTAAGTATTGCAAATTAAATTCAAAGTGTTTCACGCCGAGAACATAAAGACGTAGAAAGTTTTAAATTTGCCGTAAAAAAGATACAATTAAAAGCTTTGAATTTATATGCAGAATATCAGTAGTAATTGCAAATTAAAATCAAAGTGTTTCACACCTACAATCTAAAGCTGCAAAAAGTTTTGAATTAGAATCTGAATTTGCGGAAATAGAATCTACAAAGCTATGCTAATAATTGCAAATTAAAATCAAAGTGTTGCAAACCGTGAACCAAAAGCAATAAAAAGTTTTGAATTAGCATTAGAATGTATGCAATTAAAATCTACGAAGTGTTAGCACTATTTACAAATTAAATGCAAAATGCTAAATTCAAAGCAATGCAATATGCAAAGAATTTTGAATTAGAATTAGAAAAGATGCACTTGGATGCTTCGAATTTATATGCGAAGTACTAGAAGTAATTGCAGAATGCTCTGAAATGTGAACCTCTAATCATAAAGAATTTAGAGTAAGCATTAGAGTATATGCAGTTGAAAGACTCAAAGCGCTAGTACTAGATTCAGAATTAATTCAAATACTCGCAAGGCATCGAATCCAAATAGCAATATGATTTGAATTAGAATCAGAATGAGTATTCGCAAAACTCTTAATATTTGCAATTGTATCAATGTTATATTCAGTATAATTAATGCAGAATAGAGCAATTTGAATACAATTAAGAGTATTGAGTATAGAATATGCAGTATTCAGTGTGCTATTAAATGCTTTAGAAATATTCGCAGAAATATCCGCAATAAATCCTAAGCATATTCAAAACAATTTGCATTAACATTCCGAATATCAAAATGCTTCGAATTGGTATCAATATGATTTGAAGTAAACTTAGATATTTTTAGATTAATTATTTGAGCTTTATAACTAATACTATGTCTCATTGAATTTGTAGTATTAGTTTCATTTAAAACATTAAGCGTATGGTAGTATATATTAAAGACCGAGTAACAGATGAAGTCATAGCAGTAACTTATGATGTATTCGTAGTATATGGAAACGAATTAATATTCACTAAACAGAAAGCAGCAAAAGCAATCGCAAATAGTTTAAGTGATTCAATATTATTCTTAGTACATAGAGAAGCAAAGCACTTTATCTCGTATTCAGCAGAAATTGATCAATCAATTGTAACATTAAATAAAAATTTAATTGCAGTTGCAATGGACAGTGGAAACAAAGAGTATGAGATAAATCACTTAGAGTATAAAAACCAATTAGAACAATGGAAACATGACATCGAGAACTCTAAGAATAGTTGTAACTGATATTGAAGCAGAATGGTTAGTTCCAGTAACAGCATCAATATCATGGGTAGATTACCAATTAGTTCTTAAATTAACATCGTCACGAACAAGACATGGGGTACAAGAGTTTCTTAGAAGAAACAACATACCTGTAACAGAATTCGTAGATGAAAAAGAATTAATAGTAGATCCAAGTGAATTACAAGAAGTATCTATAAAAGAATCTAATATAACAACAAAGGAGCTTTTAGAGAGACTAAATGATGATGAGTATTAATCTTAATATTATCAATAATGATTATAAGATTAACTGTAGTATGTGTAAGGTATAATGTGACAATGGAAATACAGTGTCACAAAGATACCGAATGTGTAGTATCAGATGAAACAATAGAAATAAAAGTAGCATCAGATAAAGTAAGAAATAAAATCAAAGATTTTTGTAAATTCGCAAGAATAAGTGTAAAAGAATATCCAATTATTCATAAACTTGTAATATCAAGAGAATCAAAGAAGATATTCGTAAAGACTTTTAACAATCAGTAGAGCTTTCCAATCCCCAATAGGGAACAAGGACTGGAAGGAGCAGCATTTAGCATCCCTATAGTAATAACTTTAGAAATGGAAGATTATTTTACAACAGAAGAAATAGTAGGAGCATTAGTATTTATATTTTTAGCAATTGTACCTCCATTAATATTGGAGTATCGAGAGAAACATCGTAAGTAGTATTAATATTAATATTTAATAATTATGGCATTTATAGGATTTTTAGCTGTAGTATTAATATTATTTCTATTATTCCGTTTGTATATATACAATCTCGAATCAGAAGAACGTAAAAAGAAATATGAGAAAAAGCCTATAAAAATTAATGAGGAATCTCATGTTCAATTTCATTATTTTGATGAAGAGGATAATTGTATAGAAGATTATGAAGAATATACGAATCGTATGCAAGAAATATGGGGATATGATCCGTATAATGTTGAACCAACAGAAAGTTATTGTGAAAAAGCAATACATATAGAATAATATTAAATTGCATTACCATTATGAGAAAGAAACTTCTCACAACCAAAGAAATTAAAAGATATATCAAGACACATGATATGATAGAAGAAGTATTGTATTGTTTAGTGTTTTTCTTAGTACCATTTGTATTTTACTTGGCAGCACATTTCAAATACTTGTTTGACTATGTGGATGATGAGGAACTTCAAGTGTACTTAGAAGCTGAAAAGAGATATTCGGCAGCAACAAGAATATGGTTATTGGCAATAATAGCAATACTCTTAGTAATACTGATAGTAAAGATTTGACCGCCATATATTGAGAATGAGCCTTTGTTTAATGGAGATGACCTCTTGGTTGTCTCCATATAATTAAGGTCACAGAGAGCAAATGCAAACGTTTTAAATGGCATTTTCAAATCTGACTTTCGATATGGTAAAATAGGTTATAAATAAAAGTAAACGCAAAATTTTATGTTCGTAATAGTAGCATCAAGTGCAAAATCAGATATTGAATCAAAGGAATGTGTATGTTTAACTAAAGTAGACAAAATAGAAACATACTTTGATAAAACAAGAATTACATTCGCATCATTAGAAGCAAAGAATGATGCAGAGTATGAATTAGAAGGAGCAGATGTAAATTATGAATTTGTGATTTCATTAACATTAGAGTTTAAACAAACACAAATAATCGCAATAATGCCTTAAAAGATGTATATACAAATAAAATCAAAATCGTGTACAACATCAGTAATAGCTGTTGTATCTGTAAAAGAAAAAGATCTCAATGAAGTAGAAATAAAATTCAAAGATAAAGAAGCATTAGCTTTAGCAAGACTAAGCTTATCTAACGTAGGTTTAACTGTATCCGAACGTGCGTTTAGAAGAATGAGAATAAAAGGATACAAACAGTTATTAATTAAATAAATTGTAATTATGGAAGTACAAGTAGCACAAGTAAACAAAGCAACCATTAAGGACGTTATTAGTATTCGTAGTAATGATGCTAATAGCGCAGTAGTTGTATTTAAAGATGCAGCAGCATTTAATACAGCTAAAAAGATATTATCATCAGCTAAGATGAAGTTTACACCATTACATGTAATACCAATGATGTATCTACCACAGGGTACTGCATTGCTTGTAACAGTATGAGTATATGGAATATTCTAAAGAGTTTCTATCTCAATTTAAAGTAGATGCAACAAACTATACGTATGTGCCAGTTGATAATCAACCACACGTAGTACCACTTATAAGAAAAGGTACAACAAAAAAGTTTGAAGCATTGGTATATGCAGAAGAATCATCTTTACGAGCATTCCAATGTGCAGCAATACAATGTGATTTAAAGTTATTACAAGACTGTCAAGGGTGTCGATGTTTGCCGGGTGGACGTAAAGATGGAAAAGCCGTAGTATTTAAAATAGAATACATTTATCAAGTGCATGAACAGTGATATATTTAAACCTAGCTTGCTTCCAGATAAGGACAAGACCGAGTTTGTAAAGCAAGTGCAGCAAGAGTATAAGCACATAGGTTCAATAAAATATAGACCGGGTTCAACATTATGGCAATTTAACACAGAAACGGGAGAATTAAAACCCGCAAAAGTAATAGTTAAAGAGCAATTATTATGGACATCTAAAGGTGATTGTACTAAAAAGACACGTAGCGTCATTTACGAGAACAAATGCGTTTACATGTGGGCGTTAAATAGAAAGAACGCTGAAAAGAAGATCCTCAAAGTTATTAACAATGTAATTAGAAAAAGACAAGAGAATCAATGATTGTACATTTTATTATTTTATGGTTTACAGTAGCATTACTAATTGTATTAGTTATGTTTTTAGTGGATTCAATAGGTTATATGTATTATCACCTAATGGAAATGGTTTGGTACGTTCAAATGATGATAACATTAGTGTTATCATTATTCATTTTAGGTGGAATAGTATTAATTGCATTCGCACTTGAATCATTTTGTTCAGTTGTAGGTCTATTGCAAGACGTATCTGTAACTGCATTATCACCGAGATAAGTGTTTGATTATTAGGTTAAGTCAAAATTAATGCTTATCTTTGTAGGCTTTATGATGTTTGAGTTTCAAACGTAGTTATTAATCTATTTATTAATCTTTCTTATTATATGGCGAAAAAGGAAAATCTAAAGACATTTGTTATTCAACAAAGTGATATTGATAAGGCTATTAATTATCACTTAGATAAAGGCGGTAAAGATCATAGACATCTTGCTGATTGTTTGGAGTGTGAAATGTTTTACAGTTATTGCTGGGAAACTATTCATCGTTCTGTTCGTCCGTGGGATGGCTTTCGTAAGATATTGAATACTGTTGTTGATAGTTTGTTTTGTGATATGCCTTCGATTACAATTAAAACAATTGCAATTGACAGTGCTATTACGTTCCGAACTGCTCAATGTAATGGTGTGAGATAATGAGTGGTGAATGCAGTAATTGCGAATCTAGACAGCGTAGGGGTAATGACCCTCGTTGTCTAGTTTGTATTTATTTCAATCCTGCAATATTTAATAAAGGTTTTACTAATGTTAAATCACAGCATTTTATTACTAAAGTTGAGAAAGCAATTGAAGATGCTAAAGTCTTCCGAGATAAAGCTAAGATTGCTGATTTACGACTTAAAGTTAAAGATGTTGATGAAGTTCTTAATTCAAATGATAATTCTCGTACATTTCAAGAGATATTTGATGATAAGAAAGAGCATTGGCAAAAACTTGGACTTAATGTTGCAGATATGTGTGGATTTGAAGATGCACATAAAGAAGTTTCTGAAGTTCATGAAAGTGATAAAGGTAATTTCTATTTTACATTTCCATATTCTACAAGACTTAGAAATAAATATGTTCGCATTTATGGAACTGATATTTCGACGAGAGCTGCTATTGAAAAGATGTACCCTGATACTGATTATATTCAATATGATTCTGTAGAATGGAATACTCCTAATAAATATACTCGTCGTAAACCTTGTGATTGTTATACAGAATGGATATAGAAAAAGCTTTTGAGAGTATTCAAAATAATCTCATTGTTACTAGAGAACGTGATCATTATATTACTCAAGTTTGTCCTTGTTGTGGTAAGTATAAGTTTAGTGCCGATCCTAGCAATGTTATGGGTAATTGCCTAGATTGTGGATATACTGTTATGAATAACAGAGGTACTATTGATAGATTCAAAAGACAAGGTGTATTTGCACTATCTCGTGGTGCTAAAGGTGGTATCTTTTCAATTGTTGAAGGCGGATGGGAAGCCGCAATTGAAACACTACCTAAAGCTGTTGCAAATGCGTTTGATTGTACGATTAATGAACTTGATTATTGTATTCTTCATTCTGTTAAAGATGATAAAGTAGTTACTATTGATTTTAAAGGTATGCTCTAAGCTCCGCCCCGTTCCAGTCCTTCTTCCCTACTGGGGTCTGGAAATGCTACATGGAGTGATGCTAATACTAAAGTATATATTATGACTGAAATAGACTTTGTTGTTGGTGATAGAGTTGTTACCTCTAGGGGAATCTATGGTACTATTGTATCTATTGATGAGAGTGCTGATACTTCTCAAGTTAATATTGGTAGCAAAACTGTCACTCTGTATAATAATCAGTTATGGTCGGTTAAGAATCGAATTTCTGTTGTTTGTTATTATACAGATGGTTATGAAAATTATAATAGACTTGTTACACTTCCTAAACAGTTTAAACTATATGACTTTACTAAACCATTAGATAATGAATTGTTGGATTATTGTAAAAAGGCTATTACTAAAAGTGTTAAAGGTATTTTTACGATTACGAAAATTGAAATTTAAATATGAAAGCAAATCTTACTTATTCTCTTATCTCTGCTGATTTAAAGCAAGGGATGTATTTGTTGGTCAATGATCATCTTGGTTATGTTAGCCGTATGAATGGCGATGAAGCGATTATTTCGTTTTATTTTGAAGATGGTAAAGTCATTAAGCTTGCTAAGCAAACTATGACTCGTGAAGATGCTATTCGTACTTATGGCGAATCTGTAATCAAATTGATTGCAATTGTTGATGGGAATCCTATTTCCATTAATCATCAAAATTATAAGAAGATTTTTACTCCTATGCTTACATTTGCTAAAGGTGCAGAAGAATCTTATATTGGTGAATTTATTCGTACTAAAGAAGGTCGTAATCCTCTATACGGCGAAGTATCTCCGGTTTATTCTATGCTTAAAAGTGGTGATATTGTTACTATTACAAGTCTTGAAGTTGTTGATCGTTACAGTTTGTATGATTCTACCAAAAGACTTGTTAAAGTTAAAGAAAAGAAATCCGGTTCTAAATTCTTAGTTACTCGTATTGATGATGAGAAAGAAGAACTTCTTGTTAGTCGTAATGATGTAACTCTTGGTGAAAAAGACAAATATGATTTATTTAATGTTATGAATTTTGATGCGTTAAAGAATCTTGTTGCAAGTGGTGAAGCAAAGACTGTTGAAGCTAAAGGTAAAACAAAATCTGAAGCTAATCCTAATGGTAATGCTTTTTATCGTTTGCATAAGAGCAAATGGAAAGCTACTTATAGTAAACTTGAAGGTCAAGATCATTATCAGTGGCTTGCTGTTCGTGAAGAAGATGAAGCAAACAATGAAGCTAAACTCGTTGTTCCTATCTCTGTTCCTATTACAAATATTCCGAAACATCAATTCAGTGGTTTCGATAATGAGTATTGGATTCCGGGTACAATTCGTGAGATGAATCAAGCTAAGGCTGATCTCAAGAATTTTGTTCCATTTAGAGAAGGTCTTCCGATCTTTGGTAAACTTACTACTACTGTTCTCAATGGTAAAGAGTTTACTTACTTTCTTCTTGATAACATTAAACAAGAATCTGTTAATCACTATATCTTCAAGCATCGGGATATTACCGAGGAACGCCGGAGTGAATTAACCATTAAGAAGCTGCCTACGCTTTAATACAAGCTCGTAGAGGCACTTTTGTATTGAAATAAACCAATTGGTTCACTTTAATACAAAGTGTCTCTATGGGTCTAAAATGAGCCAAAATGAGGATAGTTAAAATTGAAGTGCCTGTTTATAGGTATGCTGAACTTAGTGATAGTGCTAAAGAAGCTGCTAAAAGTAATATTCTTAGTATTACACGTAATGCTCAAGATTTTACTGATTCTGTTAAGCATACTCTTGATGTTTTAGGTGTTGAAGAATCTGAGGTTTATTATAGTCTTGGTAATTGTCAAGGAGATGGTCTTTGTTTTACCGGTAGTATTACGTGGAATAAAGCTATTGAGATTCTTTATATTAAAGAGAGTATTGCTAAGCTAGATAAAGATTTTATTAAGTTTTGTGAAGATTGTATTTATTCTATTAATTTTTATAAATTTGATAGAATGTATAATCATTGCAATACAGTTACTGTTGAATTTGAAGATAGTAGCTGGATGTATGCTGAGGATTTTACTAAGCTTAAAGATATATTTCTTACTTGGTATAAAGCTCTTTGTGGTAAGTTTGAACATCAAGGTTATAAATGGTTTTATGAGATTAATGAAGAAGATGTTGTTGAGTATTGTGATAATAACAATATAGAATTTACAGCTAATGGAGACGTCTTTGTTGAACCTACTTAAACCTTATGAAGATATTAGTATTGCTTTTCAACGTTATCTTCTCCAAGTCACTAATGGTAGTGGTAATTTTATTGAGTTTGCTACTACGTTATCTTGGCGTATGCAGTTGGGAATGGTTTTGGAGTTTCTCGATATTGTTTATGATGTCACAATTTCTATATTCCCTAACGGAGGAGCTGTTATTAAAAGTATTAACGGAAGACAAATGGTTGCTGATGTGTATACAACTACTGAACCTGTCCACCCGCTTGTTCGTTATTACAATACTATTGATGTTGCTTGTAAATACATTTTAAAACCCTTTTAAATTATGGATACTACAGATAAACCTAAAATAAAAATTAAAGCTGTAGGAGATACTGTATCTGGTATAGTTTATGTAACTGAAAAAGGTTCTTATCTTATAGATGTGAATTTTAGAGGTTATAATGATAAACATCCTGATTGTTCTACTATGGATTTACATGCTTGTTGTCCTAATGAACCTGATGGTGAACCTGATTATCGTCTTAAATCTGAAAGATTTATTGTTGTAGATGAGTTCTGATTTTAATAAAGATGCGCTACTTAGGTCTGCCAAACGTATTAACGTTTCTTATTTTAAAGAACAACAAGAAGATGCTATTAATGCTATTTGGCAATGGTGGCAATCACAATCCATAAGTTTTACTCTTAGTGGTTATGCCGGTACTGGTAAAACTTTTATCATGCGTCATCTTGTACGTTATTTGATAGTTGAAAAGGTTTGTGTTACAGCTCCAACTCATAAAGCTCTTCGAGTTCTTGAAAATAGTTCTGGTAAGAAAGGTATGACCATTCAATCTCTTTGTGGTCTTAGACCTGATGTAGATATTGAAGATTATAACATTGAGAATCCTTCTTTTAAGGTTATAGGTGAACAGAAAATGAGAGGTTATAGACTTGTCATTATTGATGAATGTTCTATGATTAATCCCGGTCTGTTTAATCTACTTATAAAGACAGCTATTCAGTGTCGATGTAAACTCTTATTCTTAGGAGATGAACTTCAGATTCCTTATGTTGTTGCTAAAGGAAAAGGAGAAGAAGATACTTATAATCGTATTAGTCCTTCTTTTACTCACACTGATGTTCAATTTCGTTTAACTCAAATTGTTAGACAAGAAGCTGGTAATCCTTTGCTTGAATTGTTTGGTATTATTCGCTCTGATTTGATTAATGGTACTGCTAATTTCTATCAGTATATTCTTCAAACTCGTGAAGCTATTAATGCTCAAGGTGAAGGTTTTACTATTATGAATAAACTTGATTTCCGTAATAAAGTTATTGAAATGTTTAGTTCTGATAACTTTAGTAAGGATATTAATTATGTTCGACTTATTGCTTTTACTAATGATTGTATTGGCTTTTGGAATACTTTTATTCGTGATGGTGTTCTGAATAATCCTCAAGGTATGATAACGAAAGATGATATGTTTACTGCATATCGTACTGTATTTGATGAATACAAATCTCCTATTATTATTAATAGTGAAGATTATGTTGTTCATGATGTTCGGTATTATGTAGCAGATAATGGTCTTGCTTGTTATTGTATTACATTGAGGTCTGCGTTTGATGGTAAAGTTACTCCTATGTTTAAAATCATTGATTTTTGGGATTCTAATAACATGGATAACTTTGGTGCTATGCTAAATGCAATTCATTATAAAGCTCTTACAGGTACTGATCGTAGTAGATGGTTTAGATACTTTAGATTTAAAGATATTCATCTTACTATGACCGACTATAGACTCAATGCTGCTAACAAGAATAGACTTGTTGCTAAAGATATTGATTATGGTTATGGTATAACTGCACATAAGAGTTAGTAACTTGGCTCTTGTAAAACTCCTCTAATTGCTGGAACCTCGTGAAGATGATAATGCTACAGCTGAATGTGAAAACATAACTGCGAATGCTTAAAAAATTATCATTATATGACAATCAGCAGCTAAGATTACTCTTTCTGATGCGAATCACAAAAGTAATAAAGTTCATCGACTAGTCGAAAGACGTACTGATATTAATATTACTATTAATATTGGGAAACGGGGAGAATTATTATAACTTTCATATTTATATTACAGTTCATAAAACTATATTTGTAATATTATTAATATTTAAATTATAGAATTATGTCTGTTAATATTTATTCTCTTAGAAATCCTATTACAAATGAAATTATTTATGTAGGTAAAACTATTTATGCTTTAAATTATCGTTTAAATCATCATTATACTAAATTGCATGAATGCCAAAAAGGAAAACGCAATTATACTCCTTTGTTTAAATATTTAGAAAATTTATTACCTACTAAAGTAACTATTGAATTAATAGAAGAAGTTGAAGATTCAGAACAAAATTATAAAGAAAGATATTATATAAATGAATATAAAAATAAATATAATACTCTTTTAAATGATACTTTTGGAGGTGATGGTGGTAATACTTATATTTTAAAATCTGAATCGGAATTAAAAGCTATAGGAAATAAAATATCTAAAAAACTTAAAGGTAAAGCTAAACCTAAAGGTTTTAAAGAACATTTATCTGCAATTAGAAAAGGAAAAAATAATCCTTCTGCTAAAAAACTTAATAATCCTATTATAGCTATTAAAGACAATGTTATTATTAAGAGATTTTATTATTTATACGAAATCAATTTATTTCTTAATGATAAATATTCAGCTTCTAATATTATAAGAGCCTTAATTGATAAAACTCATTGTAATTGTAAAGGATATTCTTTTAAATATGAAATTAATAATTAAGATATAGTCAGTCCTATTATGAAAATTATAGGGTATATGCAAGGTTCTACCTTTGAAAATGTTTGTATTGATCTTGATGATATTATCTATTTTCAAACTAAGTGGGGTAAGCGTATTAGACGTAACTCTGCTGAAGCTCTTAGACTTCTTTATGTAGCTATGAGTAGAGCTACTAAACACGCTTATCTAAAATTATAAATTATGGGAAAAGGTGTTACTCTTAGTAAAAAACATGGGCTTAATCCAAGTATGGTAATATGTCCTATTTGTGGTAAAGAAGAAAGTGTTGCCATATTAGGTTATATTAAAGGCGACAAAGAAGCTCCTAGATATATACAAGGAGATATTTGTGACGAATGTAAAGCTAGAATTGCTGATAATAAGTGTTTCGTTATATCTGTTGGTGAAGATCAACGTCTTAAACATTATACTATTGTTAGCAAAGATATATTTACACAAAAGATTGAAGATTGTGCTGTTCTTATGAAAGAAGCTGACTTCAATGCTATATTTGATAAACATTGAGATATGGAACATGTTTATGTGTTTGATTATTGTACATCTTCAATATATCATTTTACTGTTAAGAATGATGAAGATATTGAAGAAGTTATGAGAGATAAAGGTCTTAGACTTGATGATTGCTATTATATGACTTCTGAAAGTCCTATTGATATTAAAGAACTTTAAATTGATATTATGCTTACAAGTGAAGAACAAGTTCAGAATATAGATAAGATTTATGTTCTGAAAGAATGCTGGGGAGGTTTTTGTGGTATGGGTAGTAATCAACGTATTATTCATAATCGTTGGATGGTTCCTATTACTTGGGTTGCTGAACAATGTTCTATGAGTGCTGTTCAAGTTCTTGAAGAACATCTGTTTGCTAGTGGTTTAAATGTTGATAGCGTTGGTAAGATGGAGTTCCTTAAAGCTAGAGCTAATCTTAAAGGATATGATCTTACTGCTGTTGTTTGTTCAACTCTGAAATACGAAGACGGAACTTCTGTTTATGCCGATACTACCGAAGAAAACAGAAAATAGATTGCCAATTTCTACAGACGTTTTGATTAATGGTATTGCTTTGACCATTACTCGATGTACGTTTCAAGAATATAAGATGAAGTATAATATAACTTCTGATGAATTTGATGATCTTGATAAAGGTTATGAATGTGTTTATAATCCTTATCATATTATATTTATACCTGATATTATGGCTATTGATATGTTTGATTTGTAAGGTGCAGATGCTCCGCTCCTTACCACTCCTTCATCCCTACTGGGGTTTGCAAAGTTTTACTAAATGTTATTGATATGACATTAACTAAAAAAGAATATGATAGTTTAGGTGAAGCTGAATACATGATTGATGATGCTCTTGTTGTAGCTGCACCTATTACTTTTGGTGGATTTTGTGAAAAATATGATTTTGATTCTAAAGAATATGATTTTGATTTTGACGGTTATGATGTTGAAATTTCTATTGTTGCTGAGAATCTTCGTCATATATTTTTTCCTCGTAACTTATTTGAAGCTATTTCTGCTAAAAGTAATTACTGATGCAAACGAGATTTTCTAATATGTTTGAAGATACGTCTGATGAATTACGTGAAGATGATTATTGTGATAAGTGTGATCTATGCGTGCGGAACTCTCTAATCCCCAGTAGGGGACAAGGACTGGAAGGGAGCGGAACTATCCTACATTTAGTTGCTGCTCCTAGTCCTGCTGATAGAAAGACCAAATATGTACTTAGTGGTAACACGGGTAAATTCATTAGACGTATTCTTGAAGATAAGAAATTACTTGCTTTATCGTATATTACTTCTGTTGTTAAATGCGGTACATCTCAGACTATTAATGCGAAAGCTATTGCTGAATGTTTTCCTAGACTTCAAAGAGAGATTGCTAGAGTTGAACCTAGTATGTTCATAACTTATGGTAAAGATCCGTATTTTATTATTAGTGGAGGTAAAGCTTTTCCTAAAGGTGGAGAAGGTATTGATGTGCTTCCTAATGGTAAGATACATATTTATACTATGAGTCTTGAATATATGCGTAAGAATAATGACTATAGTTATCTTGATAGAGCATATGATACTGCTGTTATTGCTTATCGTAAATTTGTTAATCAATGGGTTATTTTAAAATAAATGGCTGCTAATAAATCATCAACTACTAGCTGGATTTATGATATCGAGTGTTACATTAATATGTTTGAGGTTAGCTTCATTCCTTACGGGGTTCCTCAAGATGTTATTGATTTATACATTGCTGCGGATATAGCTAAGAATAAAGAAGACAAACGTCTTATTCTTGAAGCTATGGGTGCTAAGACTTTTATTATTTATAGAGCTTATCATGAAGATAAATTTGAACGTCAAAATATGACGCCAGCTTCATGGGATGATGCTAATAATATTAGTAGTGGCATTGAAGGTCTTTATATGTTTTTTAAATCTCATAAAATTATCATTGGTTATAATAGTTTTAACTATGATATGACTATGCTTGATATATTTATTCATTATGCTCCTACATTTGATTGGAAGACTGGTCTTCGTGAAGATACTTATGGTAGGAAGCAACATATAACTGAATTTCTATTCGAGCATTCTCAGAAAGCTGTTGATAAGGATATGGGTGGTAAAACATATCGTAGACTTCTTGATTTTTATAAAGGTCGTAGATATTTTCGCCCTTTTACCGATTTTGATATTCAAAAGATTCTATATCTTGATGCTACATTTGTTGCTCTTAAAGCTGTTATGATAGTTCTGAAATGGTATCGTATTCAAGATTTACCTATTCATTGGAGTTATCGTATCAAACGTGATGAGATAGCACTTGTAACAGATTATAATATCAATGATGTTCTTGGTACTGATGCTCTTGTTAAGAATCAACAGAAAGAATTAGATCTTCGTGCAAAGCTAAGTGAGATGTATGCTATTGATCTACGTAATATGTCTCGTAGTTCTATTGGTAAAAATCTAATGACTAAGTTCTATTCTGAATGGTCAGGTATGCCTTCTTATGAGTTTGTTGATCTTAGAACTGAACGCAGTGCTGTGCCTATTGGTAAGATTGTTAAAGATAGTATTACATTCAAAACTCCTTTTTATAGGAAAATACTTGAAGCTATTCAAAGATATAGTATTTATATTGGTTTAGGTACGGCAAAGCAAAGTGAATTAAAACGAGAAAATATCGCTAATGGTATTATTGTTACTACTTGGAAAAAGAGTTTTCAATCTCTTGAGTTTTTATCTCATGATAAAGGTTATACTTTAGCCAAAGGAGGTCTTCATAGTAAAGATGATCCTAGAGTTATATGGGCTAATCCGGGTGAAGTTCTTGCTGATCCCGATGTTGCGAGCATGTACCCAAGCTTCATTGTTAATTATGGTGTTAGTCCTCATCATCTTTCATCTAAAGTTTTTCTAGGTATTGTTGAATGGCTTAGAACTACTCGACTTGATGCGAAACATAATGGTCGTAAATTAGAAGCTGATGCTTTAAAGATTGTTATTAATCGGATTTATGGAGCATTAAATGATGCTATGGATTATTTATATGATCCTGAGTGTACTTATACTGTTACTATAAATCTGCAATTATTGTTATGTAACTTAATTGAATCTTTCGAACTTAATGGTTTTGATGTATTATCTGCTAATACTGATGGTTTACTTATAAGACGTCCTAATGACAGACTTGATTTATTTAATCATATCTGTAAAGAATGGGAAAATTATAGTAAACTTAGTTTAGATACAGAAGTATTTGAAAAGTATTGTAGAAGTGCTGTTAATGATTATATTGCTGTTGGATATGGTTTCTATGACGCTTTACAAGAGTATAATCGTTGTGGTGTCTGGATTGATTCTAAAGGTAATACTTATACTACACGTCAAGCTATTGAAGATAAATTTATTAAGTTTAAAGGTTATTTTCTTCAAGACCCTGAATACAATAAAGGTTTTGTTTATCCTGTTGTTAAGAAAGCTCTTAAAGAATATTTCCTTTATGGTGTTGATATTACTGAATTTATTAGAAATTATATCAATACTTCTCGTACTGCCATTTATGATTACTGTTTTAGTCAGAAAGTTGCTGGTAAATATACTACAATTTATAAGACAGTTAGAGATGGTAAACCTGTTTATATTAAGTGTCAAAAGCATAATCGTTTTTATATTTGTAAAAGTGGTGGAGGTGCTATAACAAAAGCTATTGTTCCTGATTCTGATAATATAGCGTATGGTGATGATATTAGTGGAATTGTTGTTGAAGAAGAGAAGTCGCTTGTTGCTGATCAGAGAGTTGCTTTGTTTAATGATTACGAATATAAAGAAGATTATAATCTTAATTACGGTTTCTATATTAATGAAGCCTATAAGATTCTTTATGGTAATGGTAAAACAGGTAAAGGTGAACGTCGTGGTATTAACAATAATAGTAATAACTTGTTTGGTTGGTAAAATATGAAGAGAGATAGAGCTGTTATTTATAAAGATTTTTATACCAATAAATTCTCAGCTGTTAAAGCTGTTATTGTTGTGTATTTAGATGCTGCCTTTGAAGATTTCTTTATTCAATATCCTTTTAATAGTAAGAACTTTAAAGATTATGATCATGATAAGATGCTTAAACATATTGTTTTTGATCTTTGTCGTATCATGGGTGATGCTGGTTTTAGGTTATATGAATTATTAACTGATTATGTTGATGATGTATATAATCGTAATGAAATAGAACAATGCGCTAGAGCTGTTCTTGATAATATTAAACTTACAGATGTTAATTAAGATAGATGAAAGATTACGATATTTCTGAAAAATATAAGCGTATTTATCAGGGTATTCTTAAATGGAAACAAGCTGGTTATAAAGGTCTATTTCAATATACTGAACGTATTGATATTCCTCTTGTAATTAGTGAGGTTATTCAGCATGTAGCTAATCAAGTTGAAGCTGATCCTTATGTTCACATTGTAGTTCCTGATATTAAAACGAAAGATTCTCTTCGTAAACGTATTGTTCATACAGGTGTAGTTATAGATTTACTTAAAGATTTTATTGATCGTATCACTAAAACTTGTAAAGGTAAAGATATGCTATATGCTGATACGTTTGTGATGCTTGATTGTACAAATGAAGCTTATCATAAAGATGATACTTATTTCAAGAAGTTGAAGAAAGTAGCTGCTGATAGGTTTTTATTTGTTACTACGAAAAAGATTCCGGTTAATATGCTAAAAGCGTTTACTGCTTGTGGTATTCCGGTTGTTGATACTATAACTAAAGGTATGGCTTTGGAAGAAGGTTGGATTTCTCCTTATGTTATATATAATGTTGGTATTGAGTTTACAAGTGAAGAAAAAGAGTTATATAAACAGCTTACTGAACAAATCTCTTCTATGCTTTCTATATTTAAAGGTAAAGCTAAGATGGTAAATTATGAGTTTAGGAAGTTTACTCATCTACGTATGGATATGATAGAAGATGATATGGCTCTTATTAAAGCTTGTCACATGGGTGTTAATTATGTAAATAATCTTACTGATAAAGTAGAGCATATACATAGTGAAACAGTACGTAACATGGTTGCTGAAGTTATGGGTTGGAAAGCTAATCTTGATCTTTCTAATGACTATAATAAGCAAGTAGAAATGTATTGGAATCCCGACAATATACTCATTCGTACTAAAGCATTTAGTGATGCTATTGAGAAACGTTTAGAATTATATAATAATAATCTTAATAAGAGAGAAGCTATTGCTACTGCTATTAAGAATATTAAAGGTAAAGGACTTGTTTTAAGTAAGACTCGTTCTATTACTAATTTTGTTGAGACTTTGGATTACTGTATGTGTTGGTATAAAGGTATGACTTCTAGGATTTGTTATGATTTCAATGGTCAACCTTATACTTATACTACTGGTGCTAAGAAAGGTGAACCTAAAGTATTTGGTGATATTGGTATTCGAAAAGAATGTTTAAAACATCTTGAACATGGTGATGTTTCTGTTATTGCTACGGATGAAGTTGCTAATGTGGTTTTTGATGTTGAGGGTCTTACTACAATTATATGTACCTCTCCATACTGCAACCCATTTAAGACCATTTCCGACAAGAAAGAGGAACAACCATACATAAATAAGCCTACTATTATAATATGGCTTTATATGCAAGATTTCGCACTCAATTCGGACGATTACCGCACGTCAAAAGAGAAAGAAAAGCTCATTGATGCGCAGAGTAAATTTACTACTGATATTGTCTGGACTAATGGCATTAAAGATGTTAAATTTTAATTTTTGATGATTTAGTGCTTACTATTGTTGCACACGTCAAAAATATTATCTATTTTTACCAATGGAAAATAAAGACAAAGAAAACGACAAAATGAGTGAAGAGGTTATTACAAATGATGCTACGAAAGACGGTGCTAATGCTGCTACTAATAAAGGTGAAGTTGTAAAAGCTAATAGTGGAGCTGTTGCACAAGCAAATAAAGATGTAATTACTCGTAATCTCGCTGTTCTTGGTGAATATAGAACTTTTGCTGAAAGTCTTATAAATACTGATCTTGGTGCGAGATTTAAAGAAAATGTAACTAAAGATGGAACTGTCACTGAAGTTATTAACATTGATAACATGGTTACTTGTTTATTAACTGGGCAGGAATTAGGTCTTTCTCCTATGACTTCTCTAGCTTATGGTCGTAATCTTAATCTCGACGCTATTCAAAAGGTTGAACTTGGTAAAACTCTTGGTCTTTCTGTTACCGCTTCTTTAAAGAATATATTCTGTTTTGAAAGTGGTGGTACTAGACAAGTTTATACGGGAATTAATGTTGTTGAAGGTTGTCTTAATAAACATCATATTGATATTGAGATTGACGAAGACTTTGTTCCCGTATATGAATATTTTAATGTTCAGCTAAGTAAACCTATTATTGAATTTAAACCTGAACGTCACATTGATATTGATGAATATAATGATGATTATGTTCGTAAAATGATGGCGGAACAAGGTATGATTCCTGTTACTCGTATTGTTAAGACTTATCGTACAACTGTTACTCTTGTTCGTAAAGGTAAAAGAACTACAATTTCTTACACTCTTCAAGAAGCTATTGACGCTGGTCTTAAATCGGGTAAAAACTCAATTACCGGTGCTGATGTTAAAGGTAAAGATAATTGGGATAAACACACTCGTTCTCTTATGAGAAAAATGGCGATTATGATCGCTGCTCGTATCTGCGCTAATGATATTCTTAATGGAATGTATTGTGATGTTGAACTTAAAGATGTTAAATCTATTAATGATGATTACGTTGATGTTCAATATGTAGAAGCAGATGATAACGCAAATTATTAAAGAATAAATACCGTTTGTGGTAGTGATATTACAAACATCTATCTTACATAAACTATTAATAAAGTTAAAGTCATGGAAAAATTTAATTTTGATTTCTTGAAAGCTGGTATCAATGAAGGTCGTTTTGAAACTGTAGCTAAAGCTGCTAAAGTGAGTGATGAAATTCGTCCGGAGTTGGTGGTGAACATCTCCATTAACAAGATGTGTATTAACGGTCTTGCATCTAAGATGCTTAATATTGAAACAGGCGACTATATGAAAGCTATGGTCTTGACTGCTGATCAATGTGAGAACGATGTGAACAAGAAGTTCTTCATCATGGTTTCTAAAGTGAAAACTGACGATATGATGACTCTTGCTGCTGTCGGTAAAGCTAAAGGTGTTGGTCGTAAATTGTTCTGCTCTTACGCAGCTTGTTACTCTCAATTCTTACAGAATACTCCAGATGCACAAGCTATTACCGCTGATAAGCTGGCTGAACTTGGCTATGCTTACGGAATTGATAAGAAAGATTCTGAGGGTAAACCTTACACGAAGTACACCGCTAACCGCGAGGTTCACTACGAATTGGTTGATACCGGTATTGACTATCCGAACTCTGACGGTTCTATGTTACGTATCTGGGCTTGCGTGAACGCACAGATTATCGACCGTCCTTACGATCCGTCTGTTGAAGCTGAAACTGCTGCTGACGATGCAGAAGATAAAAAAGCTAATGCACTGGAAACTGTAGCCGATACCGCAAATGCTGAAACTGCTGCTGAAACGCAGTATGAAACCGCTGCTTCTCAAGAAACCGCTGGTGACGGGGATGATATTTAATCTATATCCGTGACAACACATTGCTTAGCTAAGCAAATCTATCTTACAGAAAGAGGGACTATTAAGGTTCCTCTTTTTTTTACTCTTTAAATTACTTATAAAATGAGTGAAGTTAATAAAAGTCAAGTTGCTGCCGGAGTTATTAATTTTGGTGAAGTTGTAGTTACCCAAGACAAGAAGTTTAAACCTCGTGAAGAGTTCAACAATTTGTGTCAGGCACATCTCGTATCTGTTGAGATTAAAGAAACCGAAACTCCTAAAGTAGATGAGAATGGTGTTGCATCCACCTATGAGTATGCCGGTATTCCTGTACCAACTATTGTTTTCCGTTATAAAGAAGAACCTGTTCCCGGTGATGAAGTTGATCGGTTTTATACTGATTCTTTCCGTATCGTCACTACTCGTAAAACTGACGGAACTGCTGTAGATGTTAAAACATTTACCTCTTTGATTACGGAAGCATACCGGAATTGTCGTCACCGTCTCGATGCTTATATCGGTTGTCCTAACTTCGTTGAACCCGGCTTTCCTCAGCCTATTGATATGAACGCTGATATTAATGGTCGTATCGCTCAATGGAAAGCATTTTGTGAGTTCTTTGTTAAAGCATTCAATGTTGGCAAAGATGGTAAACCTGTATTCTTAGATGAAAAAGGTGAACCTATTGTTGTTTGGATGAAGCTTCTTGCTCATTATGGTGATCGTAAGTATCTTTGTACTCCGGGCTTTGTTGGTCAAGGTTATGTTGAACGTGTTATTAACGGCAAAAAACCTTCAATTGAGATTCTTCCGGGTGAGACTGTTGAACTCTCTAAAGATGTTGATAAAGACGAGAAACCTGCTGGTGCAGCCGCTGAAGCTGGCGTTGCTATGGATTACGGTTCCGGTCAAGGCGTTAATGCTGATGCAATTAATGCTTTAAAGAATCGTTATGCTGGTAACGGTGGTACTCCGGGTAAATATTAAGATGTAACTTAGACTTTTGAAGAGGGTAGAGCAATCTATCCTCTTTTTTTTGTGTCTATTGGTTTTGTGCATAGTGTTGCTAACGCTCCGCACGTGACCTCACCTTGTTCCCTACTGGGGATTGCAAATGCTACAAAAGATGTAAATATGTGGAGTACAAGTGATAAAGATTATATTTTGAATACACTTGATCAAGTACATATTTATTCTGTCTTTCTTAATGTTCCTGAAACAGAGATAAATAATTGTATTTGTTTACGCAATTATAAAATCTCTAATCCTCTTCGTTATGATCCTAATCCTTCAGTTAGTTTTAAATGGTATGGTAATAAGCTGATATTTCGTGATTTTGCTGATTATCGTTATCGTGGTGATGTATTTGAAATTGTTGGTCTAGTTCTTAAAAAGAATTGTACTAACAATAAAGACTTCGTTGAAATATGTTCTAATATCATCGAATATGCTTCTGATGTTCTTAATGATTCACCTTATGTTAATCGTGTATATCAAGCTCAGAATAAGATTATCAATAATGAATTTCGTGTTATTACAACTGTAAATCGTAAAATGACTTTTTATGATTATAGGTATTATAATCAATTTGGTGTTACTAATGATCTCGTAGATAAATACGTAAAAGCTGTTGAATCTTTTAAGATTGATGGTATTAGTAATCCATATTATTATACTCGTCATGATCCTTGTTATGAATATCAAGTTAATGATGGTTGTATTAAACTCTATTTTCCATTTAGAAATAAGCATACTGCTAATCGTTTCATTACTAATAATAAGTGTCCTCTTGAAAATCTTGAGACTTTAACTGATACTAATTATAAGTTGATTGTTAAATCTCAAAAGGATAAACTATTAATGTTACGAATACTGAGAGAATTAAGAATTAATGATGTTGGAGTTTATGTGATTGCAAGTGAAACTGCTAAACTTCCTGATGATATTGTTGATGTTTTACGAAAGACTACTAGGATTCAAGTTTATGTTATGCTTGACACTGATAATACTGGTCTTACTTCCGCTATCGAATATGAAAAGAATTATAGCTTTATTGCTTTGTTCATGACTAAAGGTTATAGTGCTAAAGATCCTACAGATTTAGTTCGTATTACAGATTACAACTTCGTTAAGAAAAAGTTTGCTAATATGTATTTAAATGAGATCGTAAATGGTAAAAAAGGAGGAGTTGTGCCCTGATGCGCAACGGCTATTATGTGAGGGTGTTCCTCTTAGAGCTTTAGGTGATGGTACTAGGTACTTCTTATATCCTATGAATAAGACTGATTATAACATTGTTATTGATGCTGTTAAACAGCTTCGCGAAGCTATGAGTAAGATGTCTTATCAAAATGCTCAAATTAAACTAAATCAATTCGTTCATACTTGGGGTTTTAATCCTTTTAAAGAAGGTGCATTTATGGGCGAAACTAAGATTAAGTCTGATGAGGACTTTAAGATTGTTGAAACTCTCTTTGAAGTTGTTCAAGGTAAACTTCACAATAAACAAGCATTAACTGGTAGTTATCAATGTTTCTGTCATAAGAACTTTAAAACTATTGCTTATGCTCCTCATAAGACTATTCGTGATTCTTGGAATTGTATGCTGATTGCATATAATAATCCTACACATTGTATTGTTTTATCGCATAACGTTGATGAAGATGGCAACCGTATATGGGGATGATAACGTTACTACTCTTTACAAGCGTGATGCACTGGGGCGTATTGTGTTTTGGAGGATTGAGACTGACGGAAGCCACGAGAGGGTGTCATACGGCTTGTTTGAGCGACTTTCAGATGTCGGACAGGTAATTGTATCAGCTTCAACAAAGACTTCTTATAAGAGCCAAATCAAGCGTAAAATCGATCGAGGATACAAGACGGCAGAAATGTATGGTGTTACTAGTGATATGTATGAGAGTGCTAATCAACTTCATGATCTACTAGATAACGTTATTCCTAAATTTGCTACTGATGCAAACAATGTTGATAAACCTATGAAGTGTCAAAAGTGGAAAACTGGCATTTTTGATTATTCTAATGGTGCTTTTGCTGATCCTAAGATTAATGGGGTACGTTGTACTATCAAGTATGAAGCTGTTGATAACGGTTTATTTGGTACTACTTATGAGGTTGTTATTCGTAGTAAAGAAGGTCTTCGTTATAATGTAAAACATATTGAAGATGCTTTTATGACTTATGTTTATTGTACTCCCAATTATAGAAATATTACTTTTGATGGTGAGCTTTATATTAAAGATCAAAAGAATACTACTATTGGTGGTGCTGCACGTAATCCTAAGAATCCTCTTCATAAATATCTTCAATTTGTGAATTTTGATCTTAGTATTCCTGATGTTTCTAATAGAGATCGTTATCATCTTCGTAGAGATATTTTGAATAAAGCTTGGTTAAATGCTACATCTTCAAATTCAGATGCTATTTATATTCAGTTTAAACCTGAAGAACATGATGATACTAAAAATGCTAAAATAGTTTCATTATGTTCTATTAATATTAAAGGTGATTCTGATGTTGAAGCTTATAGAGATCGTTGTATTGCAGCCGGTTATGAAGGTTGTGTTGTTCGCTCTAAGATTGCAGAATATAAATTCGGTTCTCGTCCACAAACTATGATGAAAGCTAAGAGGTGTGAAGAGACTGAATGTTTGTGTTTAGATATTCTCGTTGATCCTATAACTAAAATTGTTGATGGTCATGAGGTAGTTTATAATTATGCTAAGTTCAAATGTAAGAATGATTTAAATGCTGAAACATTTGAAGTTAAGCCTACAGCTATTTATAATGGCAATACCGATAATACTATGACAAGTGATTATATTCTTAGTCATAAGAATGAATTTATCGGTAAAATGCTTGCCATTAAGTTTTATGAACGTACAGATAAGAACATTCCGTTTAATGCTAATGCTTACGGAGTTCGTGATTATGAATCTAACGATTAATTGCATATAATGGAAGATATAAATCCTTTTAAAGAAGAAGAGGAAATTAAACAAGACATTCCTGTTGATAGTTCTCCTTCTAAAGCTGAAGAAGAATTATCTGCACTTGCTATTACAACTGAGAAATATAAACCTATTGTAATAAATGGTGTTTCAATTCCGTCTGTTGTTAGAACAGATGCTCTTGATAAACCGTATATAGTTACAGAACCTCGAACTGTTGCTGATTTATCTAAGGATGAAGTTGATTGGCTTAATACCAATATTAATTTCATTCTTGATGCTACTGGAGAGTTTATTCCTGTTACTAGTGGTAATCAATTTGTATTCTATCAAACTCTTTTGAAAATTCAGTATTATATTTATGCTCATAATATTCCAATTGAGTTCTTTGATGGTAATAATGAAAAAGCTCGCTATTATAAGATTTGGAATATCGGTTATTTAATCGATAATGAAAATTATGATAGTGCTTATGAACCTCAATTTCATATTTGTGTTGATAGTAACATGAGTGCTGAAGTTGAGTCTCGTGATCATGCTATTAAGATGTTTAACAGATATACTTATAATCTATTCAAGGGTGCTGTAAAACTTATAGATTATAAAGTTCCTAGAGGTAGTTCTTTAGCTATTGCTAAATGTTCTGCGAGACTTATATTCGATACTGTTGAAGATTTTAAAGCTTGGATTAAAAATAGTGTTATTCCAGCTACAGAAGCTCCTACGGATAATAATATTCTTTCATTCTTCCCTAAACTTAATCCTTTGTATCTAAATTCTAAAGTTAGAACACTTGATACGTTTAGTTTCTATGCTAATCCTAAAGCGTGGATTGCTCAGAATGAAGCTGGTAATACTTATAAAGCTAAGTTTAATATTTTGATGTTTCCTGAGTTTATTGGAGCATTAACTATTACAACTTATCATTCAGCCGCTAAGACGATTGAAGTTAATATGGAACAACTTTCTAATCGTCTTAAAGCTATTGCAGAAAGTCATATTTATAAAAAGGCTTAGATATGGATGCTGTTAGTAGTGTTACTAAGGAAATGTTTCGTAGATATTTCATAGCGGCACTTATTAGCATTGGTATTCCACTCGATCAAGCTAATTTGTTTTGTTGTATGAATCAACGTAGACGTCTCATGGATCTCGGTATTTGTACCGTTATTTCTATGAAGCTTGATGAGTTTATGGAAGCTAGAGTTCCTGATTATAAAGGTTGTATGCCTAAAGATGATTGGGAAGCTATTATAAATTATAACTTTTCAGATGATTGAGATATGAAAGTTGTTGTCACTAAACACTTTCCTTTTGGTAAGTTTGTTGCTATTAATATGTTTGCTAGACTTTATCTTAAGGATAAAGATAAATCTAGGCTTACATTAATGATTAGGTATCCTAATAGATATTTTAAACTTATTCAACATGAACGTTCTCATACTAAACAACAGAATGACCTCTTAGGTATATTCTTTTATGTGTGGTACGTCATTGAATGGTTCTTTAAACTCTTCACTGAAGGTAAGGCTTATCGTGAACTTTGTTTTGAGCGTGAAGCTAGAGCTAATGAGACTAATGTGGATTCTTATAATGTTATTGTACATTACAAAAATGGTAAAGCTTATACTATTATGCAAGATAGTATTCCTATTTGTACTTACTATGACATTAATGATGTTATCAAAAATATTGATAATATTAAGTATCTTGAGTTTAAACCTTTGAATGTTAAAGGTAGTCTTATTAATCGTAAGTGGGGTAGTTGGTTGAAATACGTATTTAAAAGATAATATGGGTTGATTTCTTATTCAATTATAGCCTATGTTGTGAAACATGCTATTGAAGCCGCTGGTCTTAATTGACTAGTGGCTATTTTTGTTTAATTTAAAATTGTTATTATGAATTTTGGAAAAGCTATTGAACGTGTTAAGACTCGTTCTTATATTGCTAGACGTGCTAATTGGGATAATGATGTGTTTATATTTGCACAAGTTCCTGCTGATATAAATGAAGAAACTATTCCTAAAATGCAAAGTCTTCCGGAAGTTGTTAAACGTGAGATTACAGAAGTTGGTATCACTAGTCTCAGCTATCAAAATCAAATTTGTAAGTTTGATAATAGTGATATTACTTATTATACACCTACTGGTGATGAGATTTTTGCTAATGATTGGGAAACTAAGAGTGATGATACTCTAGCTGAGTGGGAAAATATATGACACCTGAAAATGTAAGTGCTATTATAGATACTGTTAAAGGTACTGTATTACCCGGTGAAAGAATTGCTATGTTTAATAAAGCTTGTGCAATTGATCCTCACGATACAGTAGTTATTGAAGAGCTATCTGAACTTATTAAAGCTGTTTCTAAGATTAATAGATGTCATAATAATGAGCATCTTAAAAGTCTTATGGAAGAAATTGCTGATGTTAGAATTGTTATTGAGCGTATCATGTATAAATATAATATTAAAGAAGACGATATTGATAAGCTCGTAGTGTTTAAAATAAATCGCTTTATTGATCAATATGGCATCTAAAAATAAAAACGATCAAGTAAATCATCCTAAGCATTATACTTCTGATCCTAGTGGTATTGAATGTATTGATATCACTCGTCATAGAAATTTTAATATAGGTAATGCTATTAAATATCTATGGAGAGCTGGTCTTAAAGAAGACAAAGATCGTAAGCTTATTGATAAACAAGTTGAAGATCTTAATAAAGCTGTTTGGTATCTTGTAGATGAGATTCATCGTCTTGGTGGTAGATGCACTGTTAAGACTGATTCAATTAATACTTGTTTACCTATTGATAATGAAAGTATTATTGATGCAGCTTTGAATTATCATGAAAAGATTAATGGTCAAGATGTAAGTATTCTCGGTCTATCTAATGGTAATAGCGGTATTAGATTTAATATTGCAGATCATCTTAAATCTATTCTATTAGATCTATATCATATTAAAGTTGAAAATGGTGGACAAACTAAACTTGATATGTGATGAAATTTGTTAAACCTGTTAGTGTTATTCATACAGCTCATAATCTTAAAGGTGGCTTGCAATTAGCTGAATTTGCTGGTCGTCTTTGTTATAAATCTGAAGGTAAGACTGCACCCGGAAGTTACGTTAAGTTTCTTTTGATGCTTATTGATAAAGGTCATACTTCGATTCTTGAGCATTGTCCTATTTATGTTTGTGGTTATCATGATATGATGAGTATTGAAATGATAAACATTAGGCATTCTGCTTTTTCTCGTTTTGTTTCTAATATTAAAGATACAAGACCTGATTCTCATTTTTATTATATCTACACTAATCTTCGTGTTGTATATAATGAAAGTCCTGAATTAGCTAAAGCTCTTATTCAAACTTCTACTATGGAAGGTGATGAGATTTGGAAAGCTCATGGTGTTGCTTGGTTTGTTCCGAAATTCGATCATCCTTTCGCTCGTATGAGTGCGTATATAACTACTCTTAGAAGTGTTGTTGATGAACTTGTACGTGAACGTGTTCAATCAGATGCCGTTGAATCTACTCGTTGGTGTGATTATTCTAATGAAGGTAAATTTGATGGTATTTCTTTTTGTCTCCCTCATTGGGTTGAAGATTCGACTTTCAATGCTTGTTTTAAGAGATTTCTTAAAGATGTTGAAGTTATTGAAAAGAATGAAGATAAGATTCAACGTCTTTACGATCTTGAAGATATTGCTTTTTGCTTATATCAAAATGATATTAATATCGCAAATAAGCGAGCATATCATTATATCAGATGTTGCATCATGGATGAGATCTTTTATAATGAAGCTAAAGATGAACTTGATTTACCTGCTCAAGATGCACGTGAGTATTTGTTCTTAGGTGTTAAGAGTGAAATGTATTATACTGGCTTTAATAAAGAGTGGGATAATATCATTGATAAGCGTCTTTATGATAAGTATGGTAAGGCACATCCAAATATGCACACTACTATGCAACAATGTAAAGATCATCTCGATGTGATTAGAACTTCTCAAAAAGCTATTACTGATTCAGATCATGGCGGAGAAAGTGAAAGTGCAGGTGACTAAATTACCTGCTCTTATAGCACTTGATACATATATTAAACATTTTGGTGAACCTAACATTGTGTTTCATATAACTGATTTCAATTATCCTTTATCTTATAACAAACGTTTGTCTAAAACTGAACTTCTAGTTTATGAAGCTCTTGGACAAGTATATAAGATTTATCCTGTTAATGAGTTATATGTTAAGGATACTGTTGTTCGTTTTAAAGAGATTGAAGATTATAGTCATTACCAAACTGAATTGAATTTCGATGAATCTGTTTGAAATACAAGCTAATATTGATAGGATATTAGAATATGCTGCCGAGAACGGTGGAGATATAGGAGAAAGTGGTGCTGAGGAACTTGCGATTAGTGAAGAGGAACTCGGTGAGAAACTTTATGCTTATGCTTTTGTTATAGATCGTTATAACACTGATATAGCATTACTTAAACAATACAAGCAAGCTCTTGATGATCGTATTAAACGTACTGAGAAAAAGATTAAACGTCTTAAAGATGTTATGGCTGAATGTGCGTATAAGTATGGTGAACCGGTATTAAAGAAGGATGCTGAAACTGGTATTAAAGAACCTACTGGTAGTATGACTCTTAAATATCCTAATATTACTATTAGTGTTCGTAAAGGTCAGGAAGTTGTTACAGATACGGAAATGTTTAATAGCTTTCTTAATCAAATGTATCAATACTTTGAAAATCCATCTGTTGATACAGTACCTGCGAACATTGATGCTATTAAAGGTTTTATTGATGTTAAACTCGATAAAGGTTTAAATCTTGATAAAGCTAATAAGATTAAAGCTATTCTCGCTGAACATGGAATTGCTTTTGAAGAAGGTGATTTCAAATTCTATGTTAATAGTACTAATCTTAAAGAAACATTGAATCAATCTCCTGAAGGTCTTGATGCTTGGACGCTTCAAGAAAAGGATATTGTTACAATTAAGAAATAAACTTCTATTGAAACAAAGTATATTATGCCTTTTGTAAATTATCAAAGACGTCCTCTCGTATTTAATGAAATGGGTAAACCTATCAATGATTTAAGTATGAAGGATGCTATTAAAGAAGCAAATCTTGATTATAAAGTAGGTATTAAAGAGACTCGTGTTCGTCTTGAAGATCCTGCTAATCCGGGTAGCTTTCTGTTATATAAAGTTCCTAACAGTTTTGCTACTTATAGAGAAGATACAAATCATGTATTTGGCGCTGTTGGTTCTAAGTACGAAGTTGTACAGAACTCTGTAGCTCTTGATTTTATTAATCAAATATGTGATTACGATAAGAGTGTTCGTATTGAAACTGCTGGTTGCTATAAGAATGGCGCAAGTATGCTTGTAACTGCAAAATTCCCTGATGCTATCACTATTGATAATAAAGATCTTATTGATAAGTATCTCTTATTTACCAATAGTCATGATGGTTCTGGATTAATCACGTGTGCTGTTACAAATATTCGTGTTATTTGTAATAATATGCTTAATCAAGCTATTAAAAATGCAACACAACAGTTTTCTTTTAAACATACAAAGAATGTTCACAACGCTATTATGAGTGCCGTGAATAGTATTCGTGCTACGCATATCTATCATGAAGCTATGCAAGAATCTATGCAAGCTCTTAAAGCCATTAATATTAAATCTAATAATATGACTGGCTTTGTGTATAATCTGTTTCTTAATGATGAACAACAAGAACATATGAAGCTTAGAACTAATATCTTTGCTGCTGATAAAGATATTATTTCTACTAAGACTCAAAATAAAGTCAAAGCTGTTCTTGATACTATCGAGAATGGTGTTGGTCAAGAGTTACATCGTGGTACTGTGCTTTGGCTTTATAATGGTGTGAGTTGTTATCTGAATAATGTTGTTGATTATAAGTCTTCTGAAGATCGCTTTGAAGCTCTTACTAAAAAAGGTGCTTATAAGCTAAATCAAAAGGCTTATGATCTTGCCTTAACGGCACTAAGAGCTGCATAATGGAAGAAACTAAAACACATACGTGTTATATTGAAGTTGATGGGAATGTGATTACTCGTGATGCAAATGGAACTCTTATTCAAGAATTTACTGGTAATTGGTCTGTTTTGCATAAGGTGTATAGATTCGCTACTATGACCGCTGCTGAAAAGCAAAAGCATAAGCGTCTATCTCCTAATCTTTATATTGGTAGTATTAAGTATGTTATGAGACATCCGGGTACTAACAATAGTTTTGTTGTTACTTCTACTCAAATTAAGAAGATTCTACCTTTCATTGTTAATGTGAATAAAGTTAGCTTTGGTGGACTTAGTGAATGTGGTGAAAGTGAGGGATACTATTAATACTTCTAAGCATAGTGCT